TCAACTTTTTTATTTTTAACATAATTTTTCTTTTTTTCTAAAGGACTAATGTTGTGCCAAATAAAACATTTTTGAATTTCTTCTTCATTAGTAAGATCAAATGATGCACAAGGTTTAACATGATCAAAATCCCAATACTTTCCTTGATTTTCCCATGTCATATTACTATCATTTTGAAATTGAAATTCAATCCATTTTTTAAAATATTCTAATGATACTCCAATGTAATTTAGAATTTTTGAATATTTTTTCTTTTCTTTAACAGTTTTATTAAATCTAGTTCTTAGAATTTTTTTAATTCTATATTCTGGATTTTCAGCATATTTTTTTCTTGATATTTCATTAATATGTTCTTTGTTTTCTTTACGATATTCTTTTAAATATTCAGAATTATTTTCAGTCCATTTTTTATGTTTTTCACTAATATTTTCTTTGTTTTTATTTCTATAATTTTCTGCATAGTTATTTAAACATACCTTACATGTGCTATGCAAAATATTTTTAGATTTATTTCTAAAACAAAAGTCTGAAAAGTTTTTTAGTTGATCGCATTTGTTGCATTTTTTACAATTATTATTCATTAAATTTTATATTATTATATCTTTATATAATGTCTTTAGGAACTTGCCTGAATTTGGAAATGTCGCACCATATTTTTTAAATATAGCACTAGTAGCTGTGATATGTATTATAATACTTATTAATACATGGAATTTCACTAAAAGGATTATCTTAATAAACAATTCCAATTTATTAAGCATGCTACTTTTCTACCCATCTAGTTTAGGTAAACGTCTTGCATTATTTCTCTATAATTTCTTATAGAGGCTGACTATATCTTAAGCTCAAAAAGAGCCGAGTAACATTTAGTCGATGAACTGCACTGTTTATAACTTATAACAGTTTGGCTGCTGATTGCCCAATATTTAACATTTTTACTATACCTAAGTTTTTTATTCTTAGCCAATTAATTATCACTAATTAATTTTAGTAGTTAAATCTTCAGGGAGTTCCAGCAATTTGATACTCTTGCCATTCGTTGGAGTAACATATTATTGTTACTTGGTGGTATACGAATGACTAGCAGGTTATATAATGATACTATTCTATAATATCATCTAAATATTTACATCGATTTATCTACTATAGTATATTTAGAACTATAATAGCGACCTACTGTTGGCACCCAAGAGTTAAGCGCCATAAGCGACGAGTTGCATTAAACCACCACCCATTTAGATATATAATTAGGGATAGAAATTTTTCTAAATAATTTTTTTATTTAAAAACGAATTTATACATTTTAAATCCTAATATTTCTATAATATTTTTTTCTAATTTTTTAAAAAATCCGTTTTTTCTAAATGTTTTTTGTAATTATTAAAAATTTTTTATATTATTAAATAATTTATTTAAAGTAATTTTTTAATATACAATTAATAATTGGATGTCTAGTACCAAGAAAACTTCGAAATATAAGGAAAATAAACAATCTAATGTAAAAGAATCTAACACCCTTGATAATAAACATAGAATTATGGTTAAATATTTCTCTCAAATGCGAAATGACAAAGATGACATTTCTCAGCAAATTATAAATATTAATCAAGAAATCAATTCTATGGATGAAAGAAGAGATTCGTTTACTTTAGAAGATATTAAACATCGAGCCCATTTATTAGATAAAAAAGACTCATTAGAATTACAAATAAAATCTATATCTAATAATTATGATGAAATGGATTATTATGATAATGCTGGTGATTTAATTTCTGATTATTATGAAATGCGTGATACTAAAGAAGTTCAAGTAAAAGAATCAAGAAATATTTTGGAATTTTTATTTACTAAAAAAGAAAAAACTATTATTAATCCAGATGAAAATAAACCTGTAAATAGAGCCAATTTATTTGAAAAATATTGTCAAAGAGTTGATGGTATTAGAATTAATCATGATGATGGTTCTAATAGAATTAAATATTGTACTGAATGTAAAATTGAGAAAATTCTTGATATGACTGAAAGTGCTTATATTTGTCCATGTTGTGGAGACAGTGAAATGATTATTTTAGACGAAGATCGTCAGATTAAGGATTATTCACCATATAGAAAAGTCAATCATTTTAGAGAATGGCTTAATCAATTTCAGGCAAAACAAAGTCCTGATATTCCTGAAAATGTTTTTATTGATATTGTTAAAGAATTAAATAAAAGAAGAATTACAGATTTATCAATATTAGATAAAAAGAAAATGAAGGCAATATTGAAAAAATTAGAATATAATATTTATTATGAACATGTTGCATATATTATAAATAAATTAAATAATCTTCCTCCACCTAAAATTACTCGAGATATGGAAAAATTATTTATAAGTATGTTCTTTAAAATTCAAGATCCATGGGAAATGTACAAACATCCTGATCGTAAGAATTTTTTATCTTATTCTTATGTTCTTCATAAATTTTGTGAATTATTAGAATTAGATCATTTATTAGATTGCTTTCCATTACATAAAGATTCAGATAAAATAATGGAAAATGATCAATTATGGGAAAAAATATGCAAACATCTAAAATGGGAGTATATTAGTTCCTTCAAGTAAGGAACTAATTGAGACATTTGTTGTCGTTCATATCATCTTTTAAATAAAAATTAAATTCTAAATTAAGTTAATTATGAACCATATATTGTACAATATTTCTTTAGTAATATTAGTTATTGGGATAATATTAATGACTATTTATATTACTAAAGCTTCTAATAATGGTTATCTAACTTATCATCAACAAATTTTAAATAAAAGAGCAAAATTAACTGAGAAACCTTATCAATCTATTTATGATTATAAGGTTAATAAGGAATATCAAAAAATGTTCTCTCAACCATCAATTTGGATGGGTTATCAAGATTTTGATGCAAAAGATAAATCACAAAAAATATTTGTAAAATAAATTTATTTAAAGAATAATTAGATTATAAATCTAATGTCAAGAGTGGATTATTTAACTGAAGATTCGATTCTACCATTGGATCAAAAATATGTCTGTTTATCATTATTAACAGATAAGGAGAATAAGAATACATTATCTGGTATTAAAATTCGTGGTGCTTTCTCAAAGTACGAAGAAGCTTGTGAACATTGTAAAAAACTACAAGCTATTGATCCAGCATTTAATGTTTTTGTTGGTGAAATGGGTAAATGGTTACCATTTGATCCCAATCCAGATTCTCAAGCTGTTAAAGATTCAGAATATGCAAATGAAGAATTAAATAAAATGATGAAAGGTTATCTTGAGAACCAAGAAAAGGCTAAATTATATCATGAACAACGTAAGAATGAAATGGTTAGAAAGAATATTTTAGACAATTTACAATCCAGACAAGATACTATTAAAGATTTGAAGAAGAAAGTAAGCAAAGCTAAAGATTCTACTGAAGTAGAAAGTCTTGAAAAGAATATTCTTGAAATTGAAAGTCAAATTAAAAAGATGGAAGAAAAGAAATCAGAATTGGATAGCGAAATTGAAAATTTAAGCAATCAAGTAAAAAATACTAGTACATCTTCATCAGAATTAAATGGTCCAAAAATTATAGGTGATAATTAATTTAATTATATTTATAAAAATATAATTAATTTTTAACAACTGTGACACGTACTGAATTTCTTTTCCTAGAAAATAAACTTTCAGGATTAAATATTTCTAAACGTTTATTCCACTGTGAATCATATGCTTCATCATGAAATCTTCTAAATTTATTACATCCAACATTAAATGTAGGTACTGGTTTAGCTTTATACCAAAAAACTTTATCAGTAATATTTTTACTATGAACTCGATTATTAATAACCATCATTCCATAATTTTCTGTTAAATCTGAGAAGACTTGTTGGAATATATCAAAAGTAGGAAACATACCAGCATAATGTTCATATAATTTTTTTCTATTATTAATTGTATCTTCAGCTAGTAAAAAAATATAATCAAAGTTTGATCTCATTTCTGGAGGAATACCAACTGCATATTGCATTGTTAATATAAATGATAAATGATGATGTCTTCCATTAAAAAACATTTCAGCAATATTTGGATCTTTTATCCATCTTTTGTCACTCATACAATCGTCCATAATTAACATAATAGAATCATCCTTTGGTTTTTTACCATCTTTAATTCTTTTTTTATTATCTTCATTCATTCTTGATTGTCTTTCATATATTCTAGTTAAAATATCACTTGAATATTCTGAATATATATAAGAATCTGGTATAAAATCAGTATAAAATCCATTTAATTTTTCGGTTCTACTAATAGCAATAGCAGCAGCTAAATTTTTTTTCTGGAACATTATTTCTCTAGTCAAGAAAGATTTACCAGTTGCGCGTTTAGCTATCATAGCAATAGTACAATGATCTACCATACCTTGTATATCAAATCTCTTAATTGGTAATTTCGCAGTACCAAATCCTACTTCTTTTGTTGCCATTATATTAAATTAGAAAAAAAATTATTTTTATTTTAATCTATTGAATAAAATAAATATATATTTTAATAAATTAATTCGGGATTTTCAGTGTTTTTAGTATTTTGATACATAAATACAATGCCACGAGTTTGAGCCATTTCAATAAATGAACTTCCAATTGGACCAACATTTGCCATACCATGTAAGATGCTAACAGGTTTACGATTTTTGAATGTTTGAGTAGCGGTATCAAGATAAGCATCTGCAACAGAAATAGGATCATATTTAAAGAATTCTGTACTAACTGTTTGTTGGTTAGGGTGAATCATAAAAATGGCAGAGGATCCAACAACAACATTTTTCTCAGGCATATTTCTATTGAGTTCTGCTAATACAACTGAACGAAGTTGGTAAACATCACCTCTAATTTCAAAAGAAGTTTCAAAATTAACAATTTGATCATTGATGCGTTCAAAACCAGAAACAGTTAAAGGCATTCTTGAAATGCTGAATGGTTGCATATCATTGAATTTAATAACGTTGGCACGTCTGTCAACAAAGAAGAATAGAACTCCACGAGAATAAATTAAAGATGTGTGACGGGGAACAAGGGTACCATTTTCTAAGAAGAATTGATGTTGTTCTAAGGCTTCATTTAAGTCTCTGGGTGAATCATCGGTAATGGATGATGGAAGTCTAAAATTAATCATTGGAACAGCTGTTACAAGAGGGCGAACATTTTGTTGATAAGGATTCATGTTTACAACTTGGTATACTGGAGTAGTTGCAACAATTGTAGGACGAAAAGAAAAAGTAGACAATAATCTCTTTAAGATAGTTCCATCATAACGACCATAAACTAAATCAGGAGTGTCATGTTTGTTGAGTCTGCACATATCTACCATTCCTACAAAATCACGGAATTGTGCGTTATAATATTGACCATTACGTAAACTTAAAACACTGTTCCATAATTGATTTTGAATTTGAGCACGATTTAATAAATCAAGCATAGTTGAACGACTATCGCAAACAACATCATTAGGATCTTGAGTTAAAGCATGAAATAATTCATAATCTGGGCGATTATTTAATTTTTCATTGTTATAACGAGATTTGACAATACCTGCAATATTAGAAAATAAAAAGTGATATTCCAATTGTTCAATTTTAGGCATGAACATAGCAGCAATAACAGGATGAATAGAATCTCCTGGACGATGACCTAATTCAGGTTTGTATTCACCAGTTAAAGCTTCAAAATCACAATCAGAATATTGCATAGATTGTAATAACACTTGTGCATGAAGAGGTCTTGAACTGGCATATAATTTTAAGATTTCTTGTAAGTGTTTGTAATCAGTATCATCTAATTTTGAAGCAAAACCTTGAAAATCAACACTAACAGAACCTAAAACTTTCATCATATTGGTAGCAGGTAAAATAACTTCAGGTGATTTAAGTCCTACTAATTCTTGTTCATAAATACGTTGAAATTCAGCAAATTCATCTTCAGATAAACCATGTTTTACTTTAAATAAACGAGCTTTTTCTAATAAAATATGAAAAGGATATTGTTGGTTTGAATATTTATCACGAATTAATTCAGCAAATTTTTTAGCTTTTCTGGTAATCATGAGATGCTTCTCAACATAAGCTTTTTGAATTTTATCAACTAATTCTGAATCATTAAATCTTTGTCTTAATTTAATAAAATCTTCTGTTGAAATTTTACCATTGTTTTTACGAAATAGTTTTTGTACTTCATCATCTACTGAACTATTATTAGAAGGACGATTTCTATTTTTGACATCAGAGGAATCCATTTATATATATATTGGATTAGAAATTTTTTTTAAATTTTATATTTTTTAAAGTTTTTTATAAACAAATATATAATTTTCTTTAAACATTTATTAAAATATCTAAACCAAATATGATTATTATCTAAATATAGTAAATTTTCATTATAAAGAATTAATATTAATATTTAATATATGAATAATAACGATTTATGGATTAATAAGTATAAACCGTTAACATTAAATAAAATTATTGGCAATGTTAATCAAATTAAAAGTATAAAAGAATGGATATCTAATTTAAATAATAGCAAGAGTCAAGGTATAATTATATCAGGTAACCAGGGATTGGGTAAAACATTAACTATTAAACTACTGCTAAATGAATTAAATTATATTCCACGAATAATAAATCCTAATGAAATTAAAGATCATAGAATATTAGATGATTTTAATGATTATTATAATTTTGTTAATTCCGTTTATTCAAAAATAAATTTTAATGATAATAAAACCAATAAAATAGCATTAATTTTTGATGAAACTGAAAATATTACATTAACTAGTGAAAAAAAATATATTATGGATATTTTTAAAAATAATAATAAAATAAAAAGTTTTCCCCTCATTTTTATTTCTAATAATCAACATTCTAAACTATTAAATGACTTAAAAAAAAGTTGTAAAGAAATTTTATTTACAAATCCAACTAATGAAGAATTAAAACAGTTAATTAAAAGTATATCAATATCTGAAAAAATAACTTGGGAAAATGATATAATTATAGATAAATTAATTTTATTTGCTCAAAATGACATTAGAAGATTAATTAATTTATTTCAAGAATTATCTTATCATTTAATGAATGGTAAAGTTACTAATTCTAAAATAGATGAATTTATTGAAAAATCAAGAGAAAAAAATATTGATGTTGGATTATTTGATTCAACAGAAAGAATTTTAAATAACTATCTAGATTATGAAACTATTATTAAATTATATGAATCTGAAAAAGTATTATTACCCTTAATGATACATGAAAACTATTTAAAAAAAATTTTAAATAAATCAAAAGATTCATGGCAAAATATTATATATAATATTGTTAAAGTTTCAGATTCACTATCACGGGGTGATAACATTGAAACAAGTATATATACTGATCAAAATTGGTATCTTCAAAATATACATGGTTTTTATACATGTTTAAATACATCTTTTTGGATAAATAAAAATAATTCAAATTATAAGATTATTAAAGAAGACATAAAATTTAGTTCTGATTTGAATAAAACTTCTCTAAAAAATATTAATAGAAAAAATATTATTAATTTATCAAAAATAATTAATAACAAATCAAATAATGAAATTTTAATGTTGAATAAAATTTGTAATCATTTAATACAAGAAGGTAAAGAAGATGAATTAATTAAAATATTAAATGGTTACAATAAAGATATATCAATTAAAGAAATAGAGTTATGTTTAAAAATAGATAAAACAACTGAATTTAATACTTTAGCATCTAAAGATAAAAAAAGAATAAATAAACAGATCAAAATCTAAATATATTTTTCTTTAGTATTTGTTAATGTAATAAATTGAATATTTTGATCAGAATTTATAGGATTAAAATAAAATAAATCATTAGATAAATATAATAATAATTCATTTATCCAAGTGATCATTTTTTCATTTGTTATTAATATTACATCTTGACTTAATAACTGATAATAAAATGATATTTTTGGATCTGAATCATCTTCAAACAAGTATTCTGAAGCTTTAATTTTTTTTATATTTTTAATATGTTTTTTATCAATGCCTGGTATAGAACTTGCCCATATCCATAAATTAGTATAAGGTTGATAAATACCATAAAAATTATAATCTCCTACAACTACTAATTTATTATTATCATAAATACCCATTTGATTTTTTTTATTATTTTTTAAAAAATCAATTCTATATTTTTTACTTGAACTTAATAATTTAGTAATTTCCTTATTTTTTTTTTCATTAAATTGTTTTATTTTATCAAGTAATTTCATTATTAATACTTTAGAAAATAATAAAAAATATATAAAATCTAATATATATATATAATGCAAAATCAAAAAAAAATTAATAGTAATTTAATTCTAGCTACAGTATTATTGGGTTCTATTTTATTTTATTTATTTGTTTTACCATCACTTCAATGTAAACAAGAAAAAGATTTAAATAAAGTAAAAGAAAAATTTGTTAATAGTTCTAATGTTATTCGTAAATTAGATCAAAATATGTGTTCTAAACAATGCTGTAATCATAGTCAATGGCCTGTTCCTCATGATGCTAAATCTGGACCTATTCCTAAGGATAAATTAAAAAATTATATTGGAACTAATTTAACATGTAATTATGGTAATGGTAGTGGTTGTTTATGTGTTACTAAAGATGATTTTAATTATTTAGCAAATCGTGGAGGTAATTCTGGAAATAATATGTGTAAATAAATTAATTAAATTTTTTATAAAGTAATTTAATGAATTTATTAAATTTAACATCATATTCATCATTATTTATACAATTAATTACTGGT